CAATTAAATTTCTCCGAGTTAGAGCCGAGGATGGCATTTATTATATTATTTTAACATCTCTAATAGTTTATTGCAACTAAAAAAGTTTTCTTTTAGTATGTCTACTTGTTTATTTAGGCTAGACAGTCTGGTAGAATAATTATCCATATGCAATATAATTGCACGGCATAAGTCTGGCCGATATACAGTATATGCATCATAGCTCTCAGTCCATTTGCTAGGATACTTAAACACATCTAATGCCATTTCACTGTAGCTCAGTCTATCAGGAACCATTGGAATAGCATCTACAATAGCACCTTCGTACCAACTGATGCCTAGTGTTTCTTGCAAGTTAGCACTAAACACAAGTTTGGCTTCACCTAACAAGTTATGATACTCGTTCTTAGACAACTGTTGTTCTTGACATATAACAAATTCATATTGCGGTAAATGTTCTTTTAAGTCACGGAATATTTCAACCTGTTTCTCTGGGGCAATACGATGCGGAAACAGGATAAGATCACGCTTAGGCATACGCTTGTACATGTCTAAGGTATCTTTCATATACTCCATGGGCCAGCCTGTACGAATAATCTTGTTTTCTTCCAGCATTGACATCTTCCACTCGTCATCTGCTGTTTCACTAAATGTTTCAGCAAACAAATCGATATGGAAATCAGTGGCAAAATAATTATGGTCAATAGCATGAAAGAAACTTTCTTCAGCATGCCTTACCCACTTTGCATCACCGATTAATCGACCTAAAAAGTCTTGTGGATCATACGACCCCGCATGCCATAGTGCATGAATCTTAATAGGAATATTAAGTAATGCACTCATATACTTTAAGTTTATGATACCAGGATGCCAAGCATCAGTAAAGATAAAGTGATCGCCGGGATGAACGGCTCCGCTACAAAATAAACGGCCCATCTGCTCAACTTGACTAGCCTTGTAGATATTAGTGCCACCAAAGTTGAGAAATGCTCCAGGAGTGGTAGCACTAGGAATATCCGTAGAACCTGATATAATGTTGACATGGTGTCCTGCCTTTCGTAAGAGGTTAGGCACATGAGACTTCCATTGTCCCGTGTACCTTGTTTCGACTGCTTCTAAATCAACGAGAAAAATTCTGCTCATTGCGACGACCGTTGTTTTCCCACCGAGGCTTGCTTCCTTGATAAGGACGGCGTGGACGCTTACTGGCTAGGTAAGCAGAGTAGTTGACTGATTCTCTACGATATAAATCAGCCGGGTTGAAGTCACGCAATTCAATTCGACAGAAGTGAAGATACGCATCCAAGTCATCAAAGATCCGAACAACGTCGGGGCGATTTTCAAAGTAGGAATAATCCTTGTAATTACGAGCCATTATAGCTTCCTTATTTTAGTACTTAATAAATGAACCATTTTCTCCGTCTTCGGAGACCTCAATCCAAATCTCACGACCTGGATACTTTGCTGAAATAGTGTCAAACAAATCGCCTGACATCATCTCGCAACTCTTGTAGTCTAGTTGGAGTGTACCTTCTGCGTACAGTTTCTCCAACCAGCGTTTAAACTGAATGAACTCAATATCGCGATCATCGTGGGTAACACTGATCCACACTTTGAAGTGGAATGTGTGACGATGCGGATAGCCTAGAAAACTCACATCATACTCATCACCTGTAGCAAGTGCTGGATCTGTAAGTGCGGCTGGATATTTGTGTATACCTTCTTTGTTAAAGGTAACCCAAATCATCTTGTTTGGACGAGTGTCTTGTCTAATAATCATCGTAAGCTTTCTATTGTAATAATTTTTGCTAGCTCTTGGCCTAAGTCTTTGTCTTCGGTAATCACATGCAAACTGTTTCTATCTTCATCGTTTTTACGATCATACTTAGTTGTCTCTACAATAGTTCCGCCGCTGGCACTATAGATATTTAGACGGAAGCCGTTTGATTGAATATTTGGACCTTCTCTATTGATAGAAATTGAATCTCCATACTCGTCTGGATCTAGCCCTAGCCAGTTTCGAATTCTTTCTTTTAATGTTAATTTCATATGTCTTTCTTTTAGATATAGGCTTGTACGGGTTACTTGTTTACTACTAGTAATTCTTGGCAGTCTTTTAGGACGAACTGTATTCAATGATGTTGAATATCCACCACTCATCTTATAATCTCGTCTTTGCCATATTGATCCCAACTGGTAAACTTATCTCTACCAAGAAGGTCGTGGAGATTATGACACCATACTCCTGGATTTGTTGCTTTAAAATCTTTGTCGTCGATCTTTATTGTAGCATTATACCCCAGCTGTTGTAAATAGGGCAGTTTAACCGAAATCTGTGGAATGAACTGACGCTTCTCAACGAGACCACTTTCTAATAGTCCTTCTACTTGTGCTACATCGAGATCTAATGTACACCAAAAATCATCACCACTATCTAGACAGACATAGATCATATCTTCCCACAGGCGCCATTGTGCCGCATCGTTGACTTCTAGTTTAGGAAAACTTTGATTAGCACCAAAGTAAATGTGTTGACATTTATGTTCTCGAGCAAGTTCCATAATAATGTAGGAATCTTGAACATCTGTTACAAACAGAGTTTTCATTCCGTATGCAGGAGTCTTTTCAATTTCTACACCTGTGAAGAATGTAATGCTGTCTGCAACACCGTCAGTATAATTGCGTTTCATTGTTTTACTTTAAAGAATTTAAGGAGGTTGTAAAATCTACTTTTGTACGGATTATTGATAATTTGATCTGCCATTGACGGAAGATGGGGACATCTTCCTTGGCGCCAGTCACAATTACTAGCAACCGGTTTGTAACAGATGGCACATTTTTGTTTCACTCTTCGAAGCCTTGTTTAAGGAGTTGGTTAGTTTCAAAATTATCTTGCTTATGCTTTAGTATAGCAAGTTTATCTCTTAAGAGCAACCTTTCTTTTTTCAATTGCTCCAATTTTAAGTCTTCAAACAATCCTGTTTTTTCCAAAGTATCAACTTGTTTATCTAGAGCACGGTGTGCTTCCTCTAAGTGTTTAATTCTTTGTTCGTACATATTATTCTCCTTATTCGGCTACAAGACTATTTAGGTCATCATCGTCGGGATTGGCAAAATCAATTTCTCCTGACTTTTTACCATCTTCAAAATCAAACAAACTACCAAAAGTATTTGCAGCAGGGCCACCTTGTAGTCGAGCACCTTCTAATGATTTCAAAAACGGTCCAGCAGTTTCGATCATGTCGAATGCCTCTGCTTTAGTTTTGGTATTGAATAGTTCTTCAACAAATGTAGAAAAATATAGAATTTTGTTTGGCACCCAATCACTAAATTCAATTTCTTTCTTACCTTCAACACTTTTTGTTCGCCATTCTGGCTTAAATCTAGCACATTCGATGTCCATCAACTGTTGAGCACGTTGTACTGCTTTGATGTGACATTCTACATTATGTCCCATCATTAGAGCATAACTGAAACTATCCCAACTAGTCTTGTTTGGAATCTTGCCTAGTTTATTAAGTTTTGGAACTTGATGATAATGTTCTGGATTTAAATGATTAAACTTGACATCACCAAGTTCGGCATCGGTCTTGCGAACACCGTAATCGTAATATGCAATATCGCCTATTGTTAAACGACTTGCAAACTCACTTTCAAAAGGAAACGGAATGTCTTGACGTCCTGAAAGTGCCTTGTTATCCGGAGCCTTGTCCATAATAACACTCCATCGCTTGTTAGTATGCTGTGCGTTTGTGTATACAAGACCGTGAGCAGTAGCAATGAACGGTGACGCACAGTCAAAGCTGATTGTGAGTTCTGGATTGATGTGTTTACGCAGTTGACGCTGGATCTGTGTGAGATAGCACGACCAATCCAATTGTGCAGTACCTAAAAAGTGAATCCAGTTCTTGCCTGTGAGCATGCCTTCATCACGCATGGTCATTAGACGCTTGAGTGTGATATCCATTTTACACATATTAGCGCCACCAAATGCCCAACCTTCTGCCTCCATGCCGGCATACTTACCTTTGGGATCGCTAAACTCTACTACACCTCGATACCATTTTTCAGCAGTATCCCAGTCACCACCTTGTAATACATTAAGCCATTTAGTTTGACCTAGTCTATTTTTTAAGAAGTAATCATTATTAAACTGTGTCTTTTCTAAACAGTCTTCAAATGTCTTTAGTCCAGTCTTGGGACTGTGAATATGATCGCAAGCCCATGTTGGAACATCTAGCATCATACTCCAGTCAGCAGTAAGTTCAAGCCACTCAAGAATCTTTTTACGAGTCTTGTTAGCTTCTGGACCTTCAAAGTTTAACCAATCAAACTTAAGAACACCTTTACCAATCTGATATCCACCAGAGTCACCTAAGATCATTGTGTTAGGACGATCGCGATCCTGTATCATTGATTCTTGAGTCATTGATTTTTCAAGATCTAGTTGGGCGTGACCCGCAGAATACAAAGCATACTTGTAGGTAAAGTATCCTTGATCTGCATTTAAGAAGTTCATGCCTTCAATGCCTCGATCAAATCCTGTAGGAATACGATCGTTAGATACAAACTCTTCTAGTCGTTGTTTTGCAACATAGGTACTATAAAAACTACTAATAGCAGGTAAGTATACCGCATAGTCTTTTTGTAGTGGAGTTAAATTGACTGGTGCTTTCATATTAGGCTGCTTGTGCTGGAATAATATATTTGTAAGTTGCCAACCCGCTGTCTAGAGTGATCTGAATAGCACCTTCATTTGACAAAGACATCTTGGTGTTGTTGACATCTGCAATCTTAAGGATACTTAAGATTTGTGCAACAGGCCAAGTCCAACCACGATCTAGTTTACCTGCAACGTTCTGTGCAAAAATAAACTCACCACCGTGTGTACTGGCATCACCAAAGATAAACTTCAAGTTGCCGCTTTCTGTTTTAGCAAGGAAGGTTGGATGTTCGTTGTTAGCACCTGCTTGGAAGTTGAAGCGTTGTACTGCATTAACAGTTGGCTCAACTTCTACGTCCCACTTAACTCCACGGAACTTTACAGTTTTCATCTTTTCGTTAATAATTTCTGTTGACATAAAACGATAATCGTTTTTAAAGTCGCCATCTTTATTTTCAAAATGTAAACCAACTGGCAATGTTTCACCGTTGCGATCGGCTGTAGTAATACTAATTTTAGCATTGTCTTTGTACTCGCTACCATCAAGCAAATATTTTAATTTTTGCAATTGTGGCATTCCAAACACACCAAGCATGTCTGGATAAGGATTAGCAGTTTCTGCTTCCATAATAACTGAGCGATCCTCAGCCATTGAGTTAACAGTTGTACCTTTGTCAGTACCTGTAATTTTAACTGTAGTTAAAAAGCCAAGATTTTGTGTATGGCTTACGATGTCTTGTAAAATGTCTTTCATTTAGATTTCTCCGGTTATGTTAATATTATATTTAGATCGTAGGTAAAAAGCAAATATATTTTACTCAAAATCAAATAATTTGTTGAAGTTGTTATCACTTCGAGTTGAACTGATATCCCATTCTAGAACACCAATTAAATTTCCTAACTTTTCATCAATGACTGTAGTTTCCATTTCGCCATCGTCAAACGGTAGGTCTTTAAACCATTGCGGTAATCGCAATTCGTCTACAGGATATGCCACTGAGGTATACCCCATTGGATTCTCCTTGAGTTTACATACAATAACTTTAGCACCATCAACAATCTGCGTTGAGTACTTGTCATCCATCATACGTTTCAGTGTATTCCAGTTAAGACTTGCTCGAACATGCCCGGGCATGTTGGTCTTACCGGCTTTCTTTTCTTTGTCTCGATATTGAGAAATGTTGTTTGCACGTTTTGGCGAGCCTTTCTCCCAACCCGGTCTAAGTTTAAACTCGGTTCTAAAGTCAGTAATGTAATTCAGTACTTGTTCTTTTTCAGCACCGTTCAATACCTGAGTCAACACTTCGCTTAAGAAATCTTGGATAACAACCGGGGTATCTGAACGCTTGAGGTCCAGCCCCATAGCTTTGATCTTGCCTGGCTTGCCTTCAATGTCTGCTCGTTTGCCTTCTTTGTCGTAGTAGAGAACAGCGTATCGTTTCTTGGTAATGAATAGTCCTTTGGAAGCAACAATCTCGCGACCTGCTTTAATGACCTCCCCTCGTGTTTTTGGACAGTGGAAGGCGTCTTGCATAAATTTGGGAAATGTTCCATTTACTTCTTCTCCTATAGTATCGTAAAGATCAACAACGTTTTCTCGACTCCAAGGAATTGACCCTTTGTCAATTTCTTTCTTTAAAGTTGTGTAAGCTGAAAAATAACACGAATCGGTATCACCATAGATAATTGCTTTACCTGTGTGATCGTTAGTTCCTGTAATAATTTCATTTACTTTGCCAGCCATATGACGAGCAATGGCTCGTCCAGTAAGTGTGGTTGATTGACCAATCCGGTTATCAAAGAAACGACAGCCAGGATTAAGAATAGCACCATACAGACTATTAAGCAAAATCTTTTTAACAAGTTGACGCTTGTCCCAATATTCTTCTTCAATTTTATTTCCCGCCTTTATACATTCTTTTAATTTGGCCTGCATTTCTTTACGTTCAGCATACCAACGCTTTAACAGTCCAGGAATAATACCTTCCTTATCGTAGGTAAAGATAGTACCGTTGGCACTAAGCATCCATGGCTGATTGCTTTCAAATATCAAATCATGCGCCTGTGCCGCAGATAGCGTATCGTTTCCGCCATCTTCCCAGTCGATAGTAATGTCACGGCCGACTTCTTTGTTCATAACAGAACTGTATTCGACACTACCGAACATGCCTTCCCACGCAGATGCAAAACTTTTACCTTTGCCTATTTCGGCAGCAATAAAGTCTTTGGTACCATCTTGACGTAATTGTCCAACAATAGTTTCTGGACCCATGTTCAATGCACGAATTGCTGAAGGATACAGACTGTTGATGTCTAGTGAACCGATCCACTCGTGAATACCTTTTTTGGGATAAGCAACATAAGCACCAGCAGCTTGATTGCTTTCATTAGGATCACGTTGTACACGATTAGGAACAACCATGCCTCTTCGATGACTTTCATTAATAATAGCCTGCTCAGTTACTGCAACAGCACCCATTGTGGTTTGAATTAACACCGTATTCTCGTGAGCAATAGTATTTGCAAGATCAATAAATTTTAATTTTTTATCTAGCTTATCTAGAAGCGCACAGTCTTGCCTATTATACTCGATAAATTTACGGAAGTCGTTGTTATATAACTGATCAAGTGTACCTTCGTAGACAGTCTTATTCTCGCCTATCTCCATCTCTCCAATGGCATCCAATCGGTATGTGTGCCTTTCCTCATATGTGTATTTGCGGTACAACTCGAGACTGTCCAGATGAACACGACCAATAAAATCATAAGTAATAGCGGCCTTTCCATATTTCTCATACTCTCTCTTCTTTGGGAATTGATTCCATAAACAAAATCTACGTGTGTCCTCTTTACTTAGGACTTTAGTAACACGGTTGACAGTATATGGAATATCAAAGCCCTCACTGTTCCAGCCTGATAATGCATCGGCATCTTGAATTAGATCTAAGAACGTGTCTAACATATCTGCTTCATTGTCAAACAGCATGGTGTTAGGAAATTCTGCTACCTGTTTAGTAGCTTCTTCCATACTTAGGGTCTTGGGAGGAATAGCTAAACAGATCATAGTTTGCATCCATTGTAGGTAAACAGCAATCGCAGTAATAGGCATGAATGCATCTTCTGGTGATGCATAGCCACGTTCTGGATCAAAGTCTACCTCAATGTCGAAGAACGCTACATTTAGTTTTGGAGCATCTTGATTAAGATAGTTGTCTTCTAGACAACGATAAATTGGATTAATGTCGCTTTCAAACAGTTTCTTGCTTGAATGAATTGCAAGTTCTTTGCGATGCTCTTTGACGTTTTTAGAACTTACTCGTGAAAGAGGTTGTCCAAAAATGTTTGTGAATTTACCCTTGGCGTCTGGGTAATAAAAAATATGTCTAGCAGGATATTCTTTGTAATGTCGTTCGCCTTTATCATTGCGCTCAACAACATTGATGATATCCTGCTCTCTATTATAGAAAGCGTCTACATAACTCAAATTTTTCTCCTATGCAATTTAGGGCTTGCAAATACCAATTGTGCGGTTTATGGCCCGGCCTACCATCTAACATATATTTAATTAATTATCATTCTTATTAGGCCAAACATATCAATTGCGGTTAGCAAGATGTAGTTAGCCAACATGCCAAATGATTTCCTAGTATAAGCAGCCCAAGCATACATAGCACAACCAGCGATCCACACAGGGTAAAGAGCAAGTAATGGAGGGTTGGGTACAGTGACGGCCATTGTAATGGAGCAGCCGATAGAGATCGCCCAAGCAAGAAGCTCAACAATAAAGCGAAAAGGATGAGTAGTATAGTCATCTTTGATCCAATCTACAGTAGGTTTAAAAAAATCAATAATCATTCAGGTAGACGTTTAGTTACACCAAGAATCATTTCAATTTCGTCCCACTCTTCTTCGTGTGATTTCCAATTGTCTTTGTGTGCAATCTTAATTGCCTTATTAATAATGCTTGGTTTAATTTGCAGTTCTTCTGCTACTGCCTTAACAGTTTCTTTTAAACCTTCACTTAGATCTTCAATTTCACGCAATACATTACCGCCTTCATTGATAAGACGTTCTAGTTTTGCTTTTTCTTCCGGACCATACATTTTAGCCATATTAATATCTCCTATGTTAACTATTATACAGTCATAAAAAAAGCCAGTCAACCTAATGACTGGCTTTGTTTACCAAACGGTAAATTACTTTGTTTCTGCTAGAACGTCGTACATTTCAAATATGCCACCGTTGCGTTCATAAATTAAACCGGCGTATATTTCTGCTTTAGCTGACTCGTTAAACTTGGCAGCAGCAACTCGTTGGGCCCATGTAAACAATGCTGTGTCTACTGGATCAATTTGTTGTTGACCACCGCTTTCTTGAACGAGCTTGATCATTTCTTTAAAAGTTAGTTTACCTTCAACTGATTCTTTGACTGTTTTCTTTTTACCAAAGTACTTTGCTTGTGCAGCACTCATACCCTTCTTACCATCTTTTTTGTCGCCGCCTTTATTGCCGGCTGCACTTTTCATTGGCTCTTTTTTGTCACCGTCTTTGTCTAAATCTAAGAAATCTGGTTTAGCACCTTCATCTAATGTCTTTTTGCAATCAGCTACCATTTGTTTTAATTCTTTTTGGTCGCAATCAGGATGCATTTTGCAAATTTCTGCTACAGTTTTTCCATCCTGACACATTTTTTTAATGTGTGACATTGGAGGACATTTCTTTTTGTCAGTAGCTTCTTTAACTTCTTGTTTCTTTTCGCCTTTCTTTTTAGCAATCATTGCTTTGAATTTGTCTTGAGCCGCTTTTTTAGCATCGCTAGCTTCTTCAACAGATTCTTTCTTGACTTTCTTCTTTGGCTTGTCGTCTTCGTCATCAGCTGCTTTTTCTTCACTGCCGCCATAAGCCTTGTTACTCTTATGAACAATACCAGTTTTAGTTTTTTCAACTGTGCCGCTAGCAATATTTTTCTTATCGCCCACTTTCATTTCTTCAGCAACTTTTTCATCAGCTTGTTTCTTAGCTTCAGCAAGAATTGTTGTTTGTCCAGCTAGAACACGCATTTGTGCGTTTTCGTCTAACTGTACAGATTTTGGTAGAACCGGAGCCCGTACATGTTCTACGGGATCGTTTAATTGGTTAATTTTGCTAACTAGTGATTTGAAATCCATTTTATTTTCCTTGCTTTTTTTGGAGCATAAAGTATTTATCTCTTGATGGCAGAGCCACCGCCGAATATACTGGTCTTCATATCTAGGGCATTTTTAGCAGTTCCGTTGGAGTTTTTTGCTTGGTTAACTTTAGGAACTTTTGGTGCTTTAGTGCCGCTACGACCCGGGCTTCCAGTATAGCTTTTATTTCCGCGATCTTTTCCGATAGCAATATGCGGGTTAGCTACAGAGCCGACGTTAGCCGCTGATGTTGCTCCTGCTGTTGCATCTTCGAATATTTCACGTATTTTCATAATGTATTATTTATCTTATCTCGTGTATGCTGGCAATCGATGCTGTTTTGCCGTACTGCGCTTTAAGTAATCTTCGGGCCATATCGCGATCTTTAGCAGTAATTGTAGTATCAAGTATCTCGTAGTATCCGGGTTGTTTAACTTTAATACGGGCACTAAACAATTTATACGGGTGTGTTATATCGGAAAATTTCATCGCATTGCTACCTGAAATGCTTGTTGTTTTTCTTGGCGTTTATCTAGGTGTCTCATGCCAGGGTTGATAGTTTTAGTAACAGCTTTAGTATCTTTGAAGCTATCGACTTTATTAGCCACTCTAGTTTTCCAATACCACACAGCTACTTTGGCAGCAACTTCTGGTTTTTCAACAAGTTCGGGTTTAGCTTCTAACGGTAGACCTAATGCTGCGCCTGCTCTTTTGTAATTATCACGACCAGTTAACTGTATGTAACCTCGACCTTTATATTTTGCTCCGTCACCTATTTGTTTGTTTCCTAATGCTTTTGCTTTTTTAGGAGCATACTTAGGATCGTACTTGCGGAAATCTAAGCTACCGCCAATTTCTTTCATGTGTTTAAAGTCAAGAGTTTCATGGGCACATTGTGATAAAAACGATACAAGTTCGTTACCAGTAATACCTGCTTTTTCAGCTGCCTTTCTTAAGTACACTTCGTGCGGATTTCCTGTAACACTTTTTGCAACATCTTGTTTACTAACTTGTTGAATAACGCTGGGCTTTTGTGTAGTTGGTTGAGACTTGGCGTCGGCATCACCTGCTCCGCCAAATGCCAATCCAGTAGCTAGTGCTCCAGCAGCAGCGATGTCTTTCCACCCTTCGTCAACATCTCCTTTACTTGCTGCCTGTAATGCTTTAAATACTTTACTTAAACTATCTTCATCTGCTTGATACTTGATGGCGATGCCGCCAGCATCAGCCCACTTTCGAATGTTTACACCATAGTCGTCGATTAATACATTTGGCGTACCGTTGGAGTTAACTGCATATTTGTATTTCTCGTGTTCAAAGATGATCTGATCTGCTGGAACATTAATATGCTTTGACAGCCATTCACGTTTGCCTTTGATACTTCCGGCCTTGTCAAAATTTAACGGACTGCTTAAAATATTATATCCGCCCGCATAATTAACAACCATTTGTAATAATTTATTTGCTGTAGGAAATACCGGCAAACTTTTAAACAACTCGTAAGCATTAGAATTTTTAAAAAACTCCTCCCACTGTGCCTGAGTCATTTGATTGTAATGCTCTACATCGTTTACTGATCCTGCGTGGTTAAATAAATCCGCTAGAACACCGTCCATGTCAACATAGACTGTTGTTCCTTCTGGTAATTTTAACTCACTTGCTTTCATAGAAAAGTCCGCCTAGACCACAGCCAAATTGTATTACACCCTGCCAAACGTCTTTAAACAGGACTGTAAGGATTTCTGAAACGGTCATGACCATCGTCCTCCGGGTATACTGGGTATTGATTTGGGTTCATACTGAAAAACTACTGCCACATCCACAAGTGCTTTTTGCAATGGGATTTTTAATAGTAAATTGAGAACCTTGGAGGTCTTCTTTATAATCAATAGTAGCGCCGGTTAGGTATTGCATACTCATTGCATCAACTAACACTTTATATTTTTCATCTAATGGAAATTCAAAATCATCTTCGTTTGTCACTTCGTCAAACGTAAATCCGTAACTGAACCCACTACACCCGCCACCTTGCACAAATGTACGTAATGCCAGTTTGGGATTATTTTCTTCTGATAATAAATCTAATATTTTAACTTTTGCTGACTCTGAAATTTCAATCATTTATTTTCCTTTCACCTGTTAAGTATGGTTTTGAAAACCATAGTTGAAACCATTCGGGGGTTCCTGGTTTGATATTATGTTTTCGCTCCAACTCTTGATTAGACATACCTGTAATACTGATGTTACTGCCGCCGTATGGCTGTAGCCCTTTAAACTCTGTAATACCCGCAAGACGTTTGATATCAGCAAGTTCGTCCATTATGCTGTAGCCGGTTCGCCAGTAGGAGACACTGTCCACTTCTTCCCAGTAGCAGCAGATTTTTTATCAGCCCATGCTCTTAGTTGTTGATAGTGAGCTTTTTCACGATAGTCGTCAGCATAGGTGCCACGCCCAGCAAATACTTTCCATTTTTTACCGTTGATATAAACTGCAAAATTATTTGGTGGTTCAGTATTACCTTCATCCCAATCCTCTGGATCTCTATCTCGTTCCATTGTTATATCTTCGCCTACATCGTGAGCTTGTCTTTGTAGCCATTTGTATGCACCGATCATTTCGCCTGGAAAGTCTTCATCGTAGTTGAACATATAGTTGGCACGTTTTTTATTGCCGCCCATCATTTTAACCACATGGGGAAACGCTGCATTTAGAATGTCATCTTCGGAATCAAGGTCTGGATTTTCAGCATAGACATCTTGTGCTATGCTCATATCGCTATGTTGGCTTTCACCTTCTGCTACACCTTGCTGACCATGCTTCTTAAGATCATTGTCAAACTGTTTGTTGGTAGCTTTGTTAATACCTTTAAAACGTTTGTCACCACGAGCATACTTTCCGTCCGCATCTGCTTTCTTGGCATCTGCACCCGCGGCCGTTTTATATTGTGCCAGCTTCTCAGTAGACAACTCTTTTAAATCGCCTTCACCAACTACCGCTTTATGTTTTTGGTGACGAGGTAATTCTTTAGTTTTATCTTTGTGTGCGCCTGATGCAGATCCGCCAATAACACTTTGAGATGCATGTGCTACTGGATTGCGCGGCTTAGGATTATGCCTAACAGCTTTGCGACCTTTCTTATGTTCTTCAATAATTTCTTTTACTTTCATAATTACCCTTTCATTGCCCGTTTTAATTTCCACTGTTCTACAGAATTCCATTCTCGATCAGTGAGTGGTATGCCTCTACGATGTTTATCTAGTAAAAGTTTAATCCAGGCATTGTCGTTATCTTTTTTATTGCTAATGACTCTTGAATCTTTAGCAGGATCCCATGCTTTCTTTTTTGGAGCAGGTTCGGTTTTAAGAAAACTCATAAAGCCTTCTTCTACATCTTTGGGTTTTACACGTTCAAGACTGAAATTGTAAAATTTAATACCCTTAGACTTTAAGAATTTTTCAAGGGCTTCGGACGCCTCTTTTGGAGACTTGTATTGTGTTCCTAGATTAATGTCTTTAGATATTTCTTTGCCGTTGACTTTAAATTTAACGTGAGCAACAATATCTGGAAGATAATCTTCTCCCGAACTCTGAGCATAAGCTCCGCCACTCCCTAACGCACCTAGGCCAATAGCACCTGCCACCGCAGCCTTCTTACCGAATTTTTTAACATCGTCCCAACCTTCGGGCACAGCTTCTTGATTTAACCAAGGCTCAAGTCCTTGTCTAACTGCAGAAAATACTTGATCGGCATCACTGCCTAGTCCTGCTGGCAAGCCGGTCTTAAATGATTCAAAGTCATTTGCAATTGCAGCAGCTCGCATTTTACTTGCACTCATACCGTCTGCACCTTCTGCATCGGGATCTCTAGAACCACTGGATACAACATTGATTGACTTAAGATTATAATCAATGCCGTTTTGTTTATTGAACAATTCATTAAACGATGCAACACGATCTGAACCGGCAACAAAGATAACGTTCTCAAATCCTTGTTGTTCTAAAAATTGTAACATGCCAATTGCTGTGCTTACAGATGTATCTCCGATATCGATATTAGGAAATGCTTGCTGTATAAATCCCAACTTAACATCAAACGGTAACGGATTTTCGTATCTTGTTTGATTTTTGCCAGTTGGTTTGTGAGTTTGAGAAACAAATAAAAAATGAGCATCGGCTTTTTGTTTTAAAATAGCTTCAACCACCTTCTGGTGACCAATCGTAGGAGGGTTCATTCTACCGAATGCAACGGCTACTGTTTTTCCTGATTGCTCAAACAATTCTTTTAATAACATAATTAATCGTACTGCTTGTCTTTAATATAATTGGTTTGAGAAGAAGCCATATTTTTAGCTAGTTCTTCAATTTTATTAACAGGAAAACATTCTTCTTTATTTTCAACATCGAATGTTTCACAATATTCATTGACACACTTCATTAATGGTTTCATATAAAGTTTATATGCATTTGGATGATCTACATATTCTTTGTGACGATGTACAGCCGGCATAATATGTTGTGATAACAGATCGTTATTGTGGTCTATAAAAAATTTCAAATCGTCAAGCCAATCGACGTCCTGATTGTCGTCTTGCGGAGCTCCGATAGGTGAAAACATTTCCTTTAATAGCATTATTGTTCCTTGCCTGTAGTTACACCCTTGGCTTTTGCTTCTTTATCAAGGTCTAACTTACGTTGTTGAATAGCTTTAGAAATTTCGGGGTCGTCCGTAGCTATTGTATTCATTTCTAAATCGTGCAGGGCTTTGCGTTTTGCATTATAATCGGCAGCGGGATCCGCTGAATTTAACGCTGTTTCAAACATTGCAAGCTCAATTTTAGTGATAAGATCTCTCATAGTACGATTCCGTAAGGTCATACTATATTTATCTAGTTACAATGCTTAGAAGTTATATTGAATAGAAACAATAGTACCGTTTTGTACGTTGTATGCAGCACGAATCCATACAAAATTGCCGGTAAAATTTACAGAATGCAATGTTGTCCAGTAAGAACTATCCTCTCCTGTTCCTAGCAGAGTATTATCGATATCGAACCAGTCTGCATCGGCCGGATCAATTGCTAGTGTAGCTTGAAGTTTAATAGCGCCTACAAACGAATTCACATTGTAAACAGCGGTATGTGTACAATCCAATTGACGATGATATCCAGCCCCAGGCTTTTTATCAGTATATGCAAAAGAAGAATCGAGCGATTCGGTTGAAAAGGATGAAATTAAAGTTTCGTTGGACATCTCTTATTTATCGACTAGTCGATACTCGTGTACTCTGCCCACAATTTCTGAATTTCTCAAATTAAGCATTAACAATGTTCCTTCATCTTCAACTAAAATGTATCTACGATCCCAGTTCCATTCAGTTTTAATAAACCAGGATTTTACAGCCTTGCTCATTCTAACTCTAGGATCCTGATCGCTAGCCCATGAAATGAAATTAGTTTTTTGCTCTTTGTTATTTTTCAACTTGTGTGGCAACAAATATACTTTAAATTTGTATTTGTTATGCGGCAATTTAGTAGTGTAGATATATGAAGAATTAAGAATATCATCTTCGTGACCGGGCAGAGGTTCAGACCCGTATCGCACAACATTATTGAATTTTTTTAAAAAATCTTTATAAAACTTGATATCGTTAGAATAGAAATCAATTAAGCTTCTTTCTATTCGTTGTGCATATAATACATCTTTATTATTTTCTAAAAATTTAACAATATCTAAAATGATATCTTTATTCTTTAACGCATTTTGCTGATGATCGTAGAATGAGATGTTTATTTCTTTACCGTTACAGTAATCCTTGATGTTATCAAAATTGTTATTTCTAAAGATTCCACACCCGCTGACATCTAAACTAACTTTGTAAAGCCATTTATTGTAGAATTTTTTATTGCTGTATTTTATTTTCAACGTCATCTTGAAGAACCTCTACTATTGGTGTTTCCTTTTTTGAAGCTCGTTTTTGTTCTTTAGTTAGAATAGGACTAATTTCAAATGTTAGATCATCGTCTACAATCGAAACATTGACTCTTCCACCATCTACTAAATCACCAAACAGCACTCTGCGGCTCAACGGAGATTTCAATTTGTTATCAATTAATCGAGCAAGCGGCCTTGCACCCATCTTGCGATCGTATCCTTTTTCTGCTAACCATTTAGTAGCAGAGGCATTGACTGTAATTTCGATACCTTTTTCTTTAAGTTGAGAATTTAGTTCATTAATAAATTTCTTAACAATCTGAACAACAACAATTTCGCTTAGTTTAGTAAACTTAATAACTGCGTCTAGTCGATTACGGAACTCAGGTGCAAAGAACTTTTTAACAGCTTTGTCGTCCTCGCCCTCTTTACCTAGCTCACCAAATCCAATAGTATTATTTTCATTATCGCGAGCACCTAAGTTGCTGGTCATAATTAAAATGCAATTACGTCCGTCTGCAACCTTTCCATTAGAACCAGTTACAAATCCGTTATCCATGAATGCTAACAGAATGTTTGTAACGTCTGGGTGTGCTTTTTCAACTTCGTCTAATAATAAAATACAATTAGGAGTTTCTTGTAGTTTAGTAATTAACTGACCAGCATTGTCTTCATACCCCACATAGCCAGGAGGTGCACCAATTAATCGAGACACTGAGTGTTTTTCTTGATATTCGCCCATGTCAAAGCGCACAAGAGGCATACTCATCTTTTCACTCAATTGTTTTGCAGTTTCAGTCTTGCCACAACCAGTTGGCCCTAAAAATAAGAAACTACCAATAGGCTTATTGGGCGATTTCATACCTGCCTGTGCCACAAAGATTTTATCAAGCAACGTGTTAACAGCAGTATCCTGACCGTATACCGCAGTTTTCATTCCGTCCTCTAATCCAGAAAGATTTTTGCTTTCTTTCTGAGCCACTGTTTCTAATGGCATATTAATCATCTTACTTAACTCGTAAGTAATTTGTTCAATGTCAACCAATTGTTCAACACCGTCCATATCTGGATCGTCTTTAATTTTATAACGTGCGGCAGCACAATCTAAAATATCAATTGCTTTATCTGGCAATTTTTTATCTGACATATACTTAATAGATAACTTGACAGCTTGCTCAATTGCTGCATCAGTAATCCTAACATTATGATGTTTTTCATAATATTTTTTAATACCCTTAAGGATCTTAATAGTTACTTCTGCAGTCGGTTCGTCAATAGTAACACGTTGGAATCTGCGCATCAGCGCACGATCCTTTTCAAAGTACTTGCGATACTCTTCCCATGTGGTCGAGGCAATTAACTTAATTGTACCTTTAGTGAGAATTGGCTTAAGCATATTGGCCATGTCATTAGAACTTTGGCTTGAAGCTCCTGCACCGTTGATCATGTGTGCTTCGTCGATAAAAAGAATAATTTTTCCTTTCTTTTCTAATGCTCCTAACACAGCTTTAAGACGTTCTTCAAAATCTCCACGATACTTACTGCCAGCAATCAATGAACTAACGTCAAGTGTGTATACTTGATGATCCTGAATAAATTTTGGAACTTTCTTTTCAAAAATCTTACGAGCAAGCCCTTCGGCAATAGCAGTCTTACCAACACCGGGCTCGCCTACCATTAATACATTGCATTTATTGCGTCGTGCCAATACTAGTTGAATTTTTTCTAGTTCTTCATCACGACCAATTACCGGATCAATTTTACGTTGTTTTGCTTGTAGGCTAAGGTTTGTACAGAATTGATTAATAATTCGCTCCATTTGATTAGGTGTTGTGATTGCATTTTCAGTTTCGTGTTCTTCGTCACCTATCATTTCTTGGAAATATGTAACAAATTTATCTTTAGTTAATCCGCCTTTTGTTAGGAAATAGAATCCAAACGAATTTTTTTCACTAAGGATGCCAATAACTACATCGGCAATTTCGATACGTTGGCGACCGCTAAACAGTACCTGTGTAAAACAACGATTCAACACACGCTCTACCGCATGTGTCTTTTTTGGTTTATCGTTACTAGAATTTTTAATATCGTCTAAATTATTTTTAAGATAATGTTCTAGATTAGTTTTGATAAAATTTGAATCAACACCAAATTTTTCTAACATCTCGTAGGATTCTTTGTCACTCATTATACCATATAAAATATGTTCAATGGTGACATATTCATGCTGGTGTTGTTTAGCAACACTTACTGAATATTCAAAAACCGTTTGTAATCCTTGACTTGGTTCGATCATTACTTCATTTTCCTTATTTTCTTCATAGCTAAGTTTAACTTCATTTGTGACACTTTGTCAACAAAACAAATGCCTAACAAGTGATCATACTCGTGTTGAAAGCATCTTGCAACTAGTCCATCCATCTCTGCTTCGATCGTATCGCCGCTACTGTTTTGATACTCTACTAGAATCTTTTTAGGACGTTTAATTTTTAACCATAGATCCGGATAACTCAAACATCCTTCTTTTTCTAAAATTACATCTTCACTAACTTTTAATATTTTAGGATTAAACACAGCAAACGGAATAGGAAATCCTTGAATATTATTACTACCAATAGTGAATACTTGTTTTGTAAGACCAATTTGATTTGCAGCCAATCCTATGCCGTGATTTGCAACCATAAATTCGCACATGTCTTTTTCAAGTCGATCAGCATCTCCGTCAACTGCAAAATCCCAAGGAGTGCTTGGCACTACAAGAGACTGGTGAGGCCCTAATTTAAACTCCATCTCTAATTTCCTGTATTTTTTGTAATTGAGATTTAGATAAATTTTTCGGAATATCTACTTTAATACGAACTAATAAATTACCGCGTACTCTAGTTCGCATGTTTGGAATGCCTTCACCTTTGCAACTTAATACTGTATCTGGTTGTGTGCCGTGTGGAATGTTAATAGTTAAATTTTTCCCATCAACAGTTGAAATGGCTATAGCAGAACCCAACATTGCTTGCCATACATCTACTCTTTTTTCAGTAATGATGTCATCGTCTTCTCGATAGAATTCCGGATGAGCTTTAACATACACATTGACAATTAAATCGCCTGCTGGAACATCACGCATACTTTGATCGCCTATTCCCTGATATCTAATTTGCTGACCATGTTGCACACCAGGTGGTATAGAAATATTAACAATCTTTGATTGTCCGCCTGGGACACTTAGTTCAGCATTTAATTCTTTTCCAGCAATAACATCGTTCAACGTTAATTCAACATTAACATTTAATGTGCGATTTTTGCGCATCTGATTCCTAAAACCAAATCCAAAGGCTTGTCCAAACAGGTCATCCATTCCAGGAGCACCACCAAAGTGGAATTCAAATGGATTTCCGCCACCTTGATGATAAAACCCGCCACCCTGTTGTTGACGAGTTGGATCCATGCCAGAATCAATCATTTGTTTCTTTTGAGGATCGCACAAAAATTCATATGCCTGACTAATTTCTTTAAATTTCTTTTCATCACCCCCACGGTCGGGATGATGTTTCATAGCCATGCTACGATATGCTTTTTTAATATCGGCGTCTGTTGCGCCACGTTGTAAACCAAGAGTTGAGTAATAATCCATAGTCTTTATATTATACGATAAAAAAAGGACTGTGTCAAGCAGTCCTTTTATTTAATACAGATTTACTGAGTGCTTATTTTTTCTTTTCTGGAACTGGAGTACCGTCGTGTTTTTTATGCACTTTGATAGTTTTGCAAGTTTGTTTTACGCTACCATCTTTGTTCTTAACTGGTTTCTTATCCTTGCCAATTGTGTCTTTGCAGACCTGTTTAGTTTTTGCTGCCCCATCTGCTGCAAAAACAGGAGCAATAAATGCTAACGATATTAATAATACTAATATTTTTTTCATTTTATTTTCCTTTTACAGTTCTGGTTCAGCAGCCGGTGCTGGACCTAATTTGCCGTTACCTGCCGCTGTTGGTGCTGATTTTGTTGCTATTGGTGTTGCGCCCCAGCTCGGTGCCGGTGTAAAACTTGTGCTCGGTGCCGGTGTACCAAACCCACCTGATTGTGGTTGACCAAATGTTGTTGTGACGCTCTGTGATACTGGTGCAAGTCCGCCATTATTTGCCCCACCTAGTTTTTCTTGTGTTCGTCCCCATGCTGCCAAACCTAGTACTGCACCCATGGCAATATGAAACAGTCCAGCACCTTGCAGTGTTATTGGTTGCCATTGAGTTTTAACTTCACCACCACCTATAACTTGGATCACGCTCCATAGTACAGGGAACAACATAAAATCTGCTGAACATACAGCCATGTACATCCAACCCATCATTGGACGCCATTTTGAATTCATCCAATCTTCTTTTTGTTGTTCGCTTGCGCTTTTAATTTCCTCTGCCATAGTTTTCGCTCCTATTAGTTTATTATTTCTTAGCTAACATTGTTTGAATCTTTTCCTGAATTGC